TGCGGTACGCCAATAAACGCTCCGAGATGTGGGACAAATGCAGGGAGTGGATAGAGGCAGGCGGAGCGTTGCCGAACATGCCGGATCTCAAGACCGACCTGGTGTCGCCGACGTACAAGATGGACGCATCGGACAGGATGGTATTAGAGGCGAAAGACGATATCAAGAAACGCGGGGGCAGGTCGCCTGACATTGCTGATGCGTTAGTCCTGACCTTCGCCGCTCCAGTGAGACCAAAGCTGAAAGTGACAGACAGGTCGAATACGGCTAAGAACCGTTTCAGTAACGCCGATAAATACGATCCCCTGAAAGCGAGGTAATAGCATGTGCATATTTAATCCCACTGTCCCGAAGATTACACCTCCTCCCGTCAAGAACGACGAGGGAGATCAGGTTAACCGCGGCATCGAGGCGGAGCGCAGGAGACGCGCTGCGGCATACGGACGCGAGGACACCGTGGCGACCAGTTCTCAAGGTTTGCTCGGAGCCGCACCCGTGGCGAAGAAAAAACTATTAGGAGAGTGAGTTGACGGCGAATGCCCCAATACGAAAATGAGGCGTTGATGAAGCATGTCAAGCGCCGTCAGAAGGAACTGGAATCACTCAGAGAACCAATGCAGCCGTGGTGGGAAGACATCACGGCCTTTATTTTGCCATGGAACGGGCTGTTTGACGGGACTAAGCCGTCTGACGCACAACGCTCTGTCGCTGAGATATACCATCCTGCTCCGACATACGCGGTCAACGTCATGGCGGCAGGATTGCAGGGTGGTCTGACGAGTCCTGCAAGGCCGTGGTTCCAACTTGCCACGAAACACCCAGCAGGAGGACGCTCAAAGGCAGCTAAGGCGTGGCTCAAGGTCATCGAGGATCTCATGTACAGCATCTTTAGCCAGTCGAACGTTTACCAGGGACTGCATCACGTCTACAAAGAGTTGCCATACGGCACCGCGGCGGTCGTGACTGAGAAGGACTTTGAGTCTGTCATACGCCTGAGACCTCTGACTATAGGCGAGTATGTCCTTGGTGTGGGACACGATCTGAAAGTTGACTCCTTCGGGCGCAAGTTCTGGCTTCCTGCTCATGCGGCTGTTCGGTGGTTCGGTGAGAAGAACTGCTCAGAGAGATTAAGGGAACTGGCGAAGAATCACGAGGACACGCCTGTCATGATAGACCATTTCGTGGAACCCAACGAGATGGTGCGTGAGGATAAGCCGTTCAATGCAGGCAAGGGATTCAGGAGCGTCTACTACGAGGACTCCGGGCACGAGAATAAGAACTTCCTGAGGGAGTCAGGGTACGGAATATTCCCCGTACTCGCACCCAGATGGTCTGTCGTCCCGGGCGCACCGTGGGGATGGGGGCCGGGTGAGACGGCTCTTGGAATTGTGCAGATTTATCAGCAATTTCAGAAAAAAACTATCAAAGCGTTCGACATGAGCATAGACCCGCCGCTGGTCGCTCCGCCTTCACTTGAGACGATAGGGGTCAACCAGTTGCCGGGCGGGGTGAACTATGTTCAAGACCCGTCAACTGAAAGGTTCGGGCCTCTGTTCAGTATCGACTTTCACCCTGAGCGCATCAAGGCGTGGACTGACGATCTCCAGTACTGGATAGGCAAGAGTTTCTTCAATGACCTGTTCCTGATGTTCGCACAGGAGCCTATGCGCGGCAGGGATGTGACGGCACGTGAGGTCGTGGAACGGCATGAGGAAAAGATGCTCATGATCGGGCCTGTCCTTGAGCAACTGTACTCGGACCTGTTAGACCCGCTCATAGACACGGCATTCAGTTACATCATGGATGCGGGTATTGCGCCTCCGCCCCCGGCAGAACTTGAGGGGGAAGAGTTGAAGGTGGAATACATCTCAGTCCTTGCACAGGCACAGAGAATGGCAGGTATGGAAAAGGTTGAACAGTTCTCCGGTTTCGTAGGGAGCATCGCTGAGTTCCAGGCGAAGGCGGGTAAAGACCCTGATGTCATAGACAACATCGACTTTGACAAGGCAGTCCATATTTACGGAGACATGATGGGCGTTCACCCGGAGATATTGAGGGACGAGAAGAAACGGGACTTCATCCGGGCTGAGAAGGCGCGTGCCATGCAGCAGCAGATGATGATGGCGCAGGCACAGCAGGCGGCACAGGTCGGCAAGGACATGAGCGCGATCGAGAACAAAGAGAACAACGCGATAGGGGCGTTGATGGGCCAGAGGGGTAGTGCGTGATGCTCCCGCCGAGCGCAGGGATATTCGAGCCTGAGGAGCCAGAGGGGAAGGAACAGCAGGAGAAGGACGGGAAAGCAAGACGGATGGAACTTGCGGAGTTCTACGACCTCATGCACGACCTGAGGTTCCGCCGTTACATCTGGCGACTGCTCGCCTTCACGGGCGTGTTCCGGTCTACGTTCACGGGTAATTCGAGGGGTTACTTCCTTGAGGGGCATCGCAACGTGGGACTGTCCATCATGCGGGATCTCATGGAATCGTGTCCTGAGATGTTCCCCGTCATGCAGAGAGAAGCGAAGGACGGGATCTATTCATTCAGGGAGAAGAAAGGGTAGGTAAATACATGGGCAAATGAGCAGATTGCATCGACCCCGTGGTAGCGGGGCTTGAGTTAGCGGAGGAAGTATTAGGAAATACCGAAGAGTTGCAACCGTCAAGTAATGCTTGTCAGTTCGATGGATGGCAACCGAAGCGGGAAGAAGAGCCGTGGTTTATCGGCAAGTATGTCGAGCCGATGTGGTGAGGTGATTCTATGTCTCGGAGTTTCAAAAAGAACCCGATATTCTGGTGGCGTGACAGGGGGTTGAACAAGAGGCTTCGGGCGAAACTCAAAGAGAGTACGGAGCCTATACCGGACGGCGGGCATTACAGGTCTATTGTGTCTGACTACTCGGAATGCTGTGGGTATACATCATTTGATGACTTTGCCTTTTGGCAGCGTGAATGGTGCGGGTCAGATGATGAACTGCGTGCCAAGTGGATGAAGACCATCAGTAAATAACGGGGGTGACAGGGAAGAGCCTGAGGGTGCGTAGCGCACGACGGCTGACGGGAGTTCAATTCTCCCCACCTCCACCAAATGGGGGAAGCGAGGGAACAAGGCCACGTCGTCTGTGACGTCACAGTGCAGCCATTTAGGATGGCCGCCATGTGGCCCCCTGGCCCCCACCAACTATACTCCCCGGTGTTCTGTGGGATGCCGGGAGACAGGGCGACCTTTACGGGTCGTCTTTTTCATTGCTTCACAAATCCGAACAAAAGGAGAGAGATCATGCCTGAGGACAACATACTGACTTCGGGAACGGATGACACCGTTACCCCGGATGAGGGAACAGAGCAGGGAACTTCCGTTGACGAGACAGAGGTCAAGGAACCCGAAGCGGAAGTGAAGGAGCCTGAAGAGGGCGAGAAGGCAGACGAGGAGAAGCCGGACGAGGACGAGGAAAAGAAAGAGTCCGAAGTGCCGGAGAAGTACGACATCAAACTGCCTGACGGTATCGAGATGGACGAGACAGCGCTTGAATTGTTCTCACCGCTCTTCAGGGAGATGGAACTGAGCAACGAGAAGGCGCAGAAACTGACCGATGCCTATGTCGAACTCCGCAAGAGCGAGATGAAGGCATACGCCGACCAGGTGGAGAAGTGGAAGTCTGACGCAAAGGGCGACGCTGAATACGGGGGGAGGGCGTTCAAGGAGAACGCAGGCCTTGCTAGCAAGGCGATGAACGAGGTCTTCTCCGACAAGACCATTGCCCTTCTGGATTCCGTGGGCTTCACCTCACACCCTGAATTGATCCGTGACCTGTGGAAACTGGGCACTCGCATGGGTGATGACAAATGGGTCGACGGCAGGGGGAGTAAGGCGGATGACGAGTCCAACCTGACGGCGGAACAGAAACTGGCGAAGAGGTACGCAAAGACATAAGCGGATGAAGTTAGTCAACTGAATAGCAACAAGTGAGGGCCGCCATTGAGCGGTCTTTTTTTATGTCTGAAAAGGAGTGATCTGAGATGGCAACAGAGATCGGAAACAAACTGAACCTTATCGATGTAGCGAAGATGCTTGACCCGTCCGGCAACATCGGGCCTGTCGCGGAGATACTTAGCGAGACCAACCCGATAATCGAGGACATCCCCTGGAAGGAAGGCAACCTTCCTACAGGACACCGCATCATCCAGAGGGCAAGTATCCCTACCCCGACATGGCGCAAGCTGAACGAGGGTGTCACCGACACCAAGGCGACCACGAAGCAGATAGACGAGACCTGCGGGATGCTCGAAGCCTACTGCTCGGTGGACAAGAAGATCGCAGACCTGAACGGCAACACTGCCGCATTCAGGGCAGGACAGGACAAGGCACACATCGAGGGCATGTCCCAGGAGTTCTCCGACACCCTGTTCTACGGCAACGCACTGACCGCACCTGAAGAGTTCAATGGCCTTTCCGTCAGGACTAACGCGCTCGGCACCTACGTACTCGACGGGGGCGGGACTGACGACGGGACTGACTGCACCTCGATATTCCTTGTCGGTTGGGGGCCGATATACGGCATATTCCCACGGGCTTCCAAGGCAGGACTCGTGATGGAGGACAAAGGGCAGGTCACTCTCGGAGACGCGACCAACGGCTGGTACGAGGGCTATAGGACTCACTACGTGTGGGAATCCGGCCTTGCCGTTGAGGACGCACGCTACCTCGTCAGGCTTGCCAACATCGACGGTTCCGCACTCGCGACCTATGGGGCTTCCTCCGACTCTTCGATAAACCTTATCCAGTACATGATCCAGATGATGAACCTTCTTCCGAACCAGGGTGCATGTCGTCCGGTGTTCTACGTATCCCGGACAGTCAAGACGTGGCTGGACATCATGATCCAAGACAAGCATAACGTGTACCTCACACTGAACGACTACGCCGGAAGGCCGACCACGTTCTTCCGCGGCATCCCGGTTAAACAGTGTGACTCGATCGTCAGCACCGAGTCCCAGGTTTCCTAGTGGGCTTAACAGAAACTGAAAAGGAGAGTGACCAGACATGGCTTTTGTAGATAGCGACCTGCAATTTGCGGATGCTCTTGATCTTTCGAGCGGGACAAACGGGACTGCCGCGGCCCACGACTGCACTAATTACATCGACCTTCAGGCAGCGAACAGGCTTGCAG